CTAGTTGTGGAGTTGTATCTTCTACAACATTATTTATAGAAACAGCTTGTACTCTAGCATCAGTGTAATAAAGGTTAGAGCCTTCTGATAAATCGCCAGTGTCTTTTGTTGCAAGTCTTGTATCAAAATCAGTGTTAGCTCTTGCACTTGTATAATATAAATTAGTACCTTCTGATAAGTCGCTTGTAGACTTGCCACCAAATGCAGAATCAAATCTTGTAGAAGTATAGTAAAGATTGCTAGTGCCTTCAGATACATCATCAGTATCTTTACTTGCTAGTCTTGTATCAAATCTAGCATCAGTATAATAAAGATTAGTACCCTCTGATAAATCACTTGTAGACTTAGCAGTAAAGGCTGAATCAAATCTTGCTTGGGTATAGTAAAGGTTACTGCCTTCAGCTAAATCATCAGTATCATGATTAGATAGACTAGAGACAGTTCCAGTAACATTACCTGTTAAGTTACCCTCAACATTGACTACTAAAGTTCCTAGTGAGTTAAGTGTTATGTTTCCTGTAGCACTGCCATCTGCTGTAGTAAGACCCATTGTAAATTTATCAACTGATTCATCCCACATAAAGATGCTATTATCAGCAGTACCTCTATTAATAAGCATACCTGAGTCATTAACAGGACTTCCTGTAAGACCTGCATTAAGTTGGAATAGGTTATCTTCTATATCTAAATTGGTTGTGTCTAAAGATGTTAGGGTTCCATTAACAGTTAAATTACCTGCTACTGTTAAGCTATCAGCAATTTGTACATCATCAGGTAATGATAATGTTACGTCTGCTGATTCACTACCACTTCCTGATACAGTTATTTTATTAGCAGTTCCTGTAATGGTTTGAATATAATTGCCTGTAGTGTCAGTTCCTAATGCAACTGAATTAGCAGCTACAGTATTTGCTTGTATTCCTAATGCATCAACAAATGCTTTAGTTACTCTTGCATCTATAGCTGAATTTGCTCTTGTATCTGTATAGTATAAATTTGTGTTTTCAGTTAAATCAGCAGTTGTCTTATTACCAAAAGCAGAATCAAATCTAGTAGTTGTGTAATATAAATTAGTAGTTCCTTCACTTAAATCATCTGTATCTTTAGATGTAAAAGCAGAATCAAATCTTGCTGATGTGTAATATAAATTAGTGCCCTCTGCTAAATCACTTGTAGATTTAGTTGCAAGTCTAGTATCAAAATCTGTATTTGTTCTTGATGTTGTGTAATAAAGGTTAGTAGTTCCTTCTGATACATCATCTGTATCTTTAGTGGCTAGTCTAGTATCAAATGCATAATTTACTCTTGCATCTGTATAGTAAAGATTAGAGCCTTCAGATAAATCACCTGTATCTTTAGTAGCTAACCTAGTATCAAAATCTGTATTAACCCTAGCTGTTGTGTAATATAAATTGCTACCTTCAGTTAAGTCTCCAGTATCTTTAGTAGCTAGTCTTGAATCAAAATCTGTATTTGCTCTAGCAGTTGTATAGTAAAGATTAGTATTTTCAACAACTATAGAAGTATCTAAAGTTGCAGTAGTTGATTGATTAGAACCATTACCTATAAATATCTTGCCATTATCTAAGTTAGGAGTAGCGTTACTTCTTCCAGCACCACCTACTTTAATAGAACCATTAACAGCATGACTTCTTAACACCTTACCTATGTTTTGTATTTGTGATGATTCTCCAGTTGGAGCTGTTGTGGAATATTCACCTGCTGTTGTAGATACATAAAGTATTTCACCAACTGATTCATTTGAAGTATCAACATTAATTAAGTTACCCAGTGTAACTATTTGCAAATTAGTATTAGCATTAGCATCTTCAGCAGCTATACCAAATGCAGGCATTTTAGAAGCATCATCAGCTTTTGCTTTGCCTACTGTTGGAGTGTTTCCTGATACTCCTGATACATAAATAATATCTCCCTTAGAAAGTGCTTCATCTGCTTTTGCTGTAAATCTAACAGACCCATCAATGTCTCCAATAAATTCATCAGTTGCAGTAACAGTATTAAATGTAACATCATCAGTTGATGCTACAGATTGTCCTATAGCAATACTAGGAGTAGAACCTTCTCCAGTTCCACCTGTTACTGTTACGCCAGTACCACCTGACATAGATTCAACATAATCACCAGTTGTATCAGTTCCTAATGTTATTGAATTGATTTGCACAACTGTATCTATATCAACATTAGTACTACCATCAAAAGATACTGAACCTACTACATCACCTGATAAAGATATGGTTCTAGCTGTAGTTAATATATCAGCAGAATCTGCATTACCTGTTAAGTCTCCAGTGACATTACCTGTAACATTACCTGTTAAATTACCAGTAACATTTCCTGTTAAATCGCCTGTGAATGTATTAGATGCAGTAATACTAACACCTGTAGTAATCCAAGCATTATCAGCAGCGTTTCTTATCTTTAATACACTGCTAGATGTATCTACCCATAATTGATGAGCAAATGTAGTTGATGGTTCAGTTGCTCCACTATTAACAGTTGCAATAGCTAAAAGAGCATTGTTTAAATCTGCCCTAAAGTCTGCACCTGATTGGTTTGCTATGTTGTAATCGTGTTGTGCCATAATAAAATCCTATTTTATATATCTTAAATCATTCAGGGATAGTTGGAAATATCACATCAGCAATATTATCAGTTGCTTGTTGTGAAGATGGTAAATCCCTTAATTCCTGTCTATATGTTGACCATTCTTGTTTCTTGGAATCAGATAAAGGACAATCATTTACTTGAGTCCAGTCTGATTCTTTTAATAATTCGTTTCTTTGTATTCTAATTGTTTGCCAAAAATCAACAACCTGCTCTACTGCTTCACCATCAATAATCTTATACGTTTCTACATCATAGATGCCCTCTATTATTGATTGACCTTCTTGTAAAGGTATTTCAGATAATGCTACATTTGTTGCACCACTCTCTAAGACTTCTCCTGTTGAAGTGTTGTATGTTGTGTATTCTATTATTGTTTTCATTTTATTGAGTGTTATCTATAAATACATAAAGTGATTGGTATGTACTTCTTAGTTTTGTTATCCATCTTACTCTCCAATATACTTTATTGGCATTTGTTCCTGAGGTTGGTAGTCCTGAGATGGTTCCATTATAAGCAAAAACATAGGTTCTAAATGTTCCTGCTGCCATAGTAACATTTTGTATACCACCTGCTGCTTGAGTATATGTAGAGCCACCATTTACGCTGTATTCTAAAACACCATTTGTACAGTCACCATAAACACCAGTCCAAATTGCTTGATATGAAGCACCATCTCTAACATCATCTACTACACATGAACTTAAATAAGTTCCTGTTGTTGATGTTATGGTTGTAAAGTTTGTTGAACCTCTTTGAAAAGCACTAGCGAAAGTTGATAAAGGCACTGCTGAACCTGTATGAGAAATAATATCAGCAGATACATCTGCAAAATGTTTTACATTTAAAGTATCAACATTAATTCTAGCTGCATCTAATTGGTCTGCTGTTATCTTGGTAGCTGATATGCTTTGTACTTTATCATTAGTAACAGCGTTACTAGCTATCTGATTTGTATCTACTCCACCTGATTTAATAATTAGATTACCACTACCATCAGTATCTAAAGTAACACCATCAATTAATATTTTATCTGCTGATAGATTATTGATTCTTGCATTATCAATAAGAACAGTACCACCACTAACAACAAAAGGACTAATACTACTTCCTGCATCATTATCTATTTTAAAAGTGTCAGCCAAGAAGGCTATTGTGCTAGTAGCACCAGTTCCTGAATCAGCATTACTGTTAAGAACCATTTGTGCGACTTTACCATTTGCATTTAGTTGTAATACATAAGATGCAGAAGCATTATCATTAATGTCAGTTATTGCTGTTGCATTTGTTGTTATAGATGCTGTATTTCCACCAACTGTAGAAGTAAGACTTGTAATGTCAGAAGCAAGAGCTGTATCTGCATTTGCTCTTGTTGTAGCTTCTGAAGTAATTGCAGAAGTATTACTATTAACAGTAGAGGTTAAGCTGGTTATATCAGAAGCAAGAGCTGTATCTGCGTTTGCTCTAGTAGTGGCTTCAGAAGTAATAGCAGATGTGTTTGAATTAACTGTAGAAGTAAGACTTGTAATATCTGATGCTAATGCAGTATCTGCATTTGCTCTTGTTGTAGCTTCAGAAGTAATATCTGCTGTATTATCATCAACTGTAGAGGTTAAAGATGTTATATCAGAAGCAAGAGCAGTGTCAGCATTAGCTCTAGTTGTAGCTTCAGAAGTAATTGCTGAAGTGTTGCTGTTCACTGTAGAGGTTAAGCTAGTTATATCTGCTGCTAAAGCAGTATCTGCATTTGCTCTTGTTGTTTGTTCAGTGCTTATTGCTGATGTATTACTATTAACTGTAGAGGTTAAGCTAGTTATTGCACTTGCATTAGCTGAAGTATCAGTTGTAAGAGTAACTATATCACCCTGAGCTGTAGCTATATTTGTTGTGTTAGTAGATACAGTTGAGCTTAATGAATTATATAAAGTTATTAGTGAAGAATCTCTAGCTTTAACCCAGCCATTATTAGATGCGTTTCTAACATACATTTGATTATTATCATCAGTATCTGCCCATAAATCTTGAGGTTGTAATGCAGAGCTGTCACTTCTTGTTGTTGGAGCTGATGTAGATTTTATTAATTGAGTTGAATTAGTACCACCAGCATTGATTGCAGATTGCACATCAGCACCTATTTTATCTAATGTTACTGCATCATCTTGAATGTCAGCAGTTGCTGTGGGAGCATCACCAATAGTAAAGGTTAAAGTCGCTGGAGATGATTCTGAGCCTAATGTATTAAGTGAGCTAACACTAGCAACATAATTAGTATCAACAGGCAAAAAGTTTAAATCACAATTCTCTACATCTACTATTTTGTTTATAACTTGATTACTAGAACTATCTACAACATTGATTCTGTATTGATAGTCAGGAAAATCTGTTGGTTCATTCCAAGATAAAAATGGTCTGCCTGTAGAGCTAGAATCAGTATCAGTAAATGATAATCCTGTTGGAGCTTTTACTGCATAAGCAGAAGGTAGGTTAGCTAACTCTTCTACTGGTTCTTGAGGTGGTACTTCCCATGTATAGACATCAAAGTATTCTATTAAACTAACTGCAACCAAACCACTAGCTTGTAATTCTAATGCTTCTACTCTACAAACTTTGCCTGAGAATCCTAGACCAGCATAAGTTAAATCTACTATGTCTCCAACATTCAATTTATACATCTCAGGAGTTCCTAAGAACTGCATAGTAGTCTGATTTCTACTTCTAGTTAAGATTGCCTTACCCATGTTATAAGCTATATAAGGGTCGCTTATATAAGGGAATTCAGCTTTAATTTCTAATATTTCATCACCATCATCTGAATAATATTCAGGACTTGCATCGTGTAAAACAGTGGCTGTATCTAATTCATATCTTTTGTTGGCGTTAAAAAATTCAATGATTACCTTATTAGCTTTTTTATCTTTATTTCCATAATCTACTGATATACCAGCATCAGCAATAATGTGATTGTCATTAATGCTAAATGTAGATGTTCCTGTATCTTCTATTGATAATTCATACTTACCATCTATATAAAGAAAGATACCTCTCATGTTTGCAAGTAATTCTTTTGAGTTATCCATGACATTCTTATTAGCATCTAAATAGCCATTACAATGAAATCTTTTGACCTTAACTAAAGATGTTCCTGTTTGTGAGGAATATGTAGAGCTTAGTGTGTCATTTATATAAACAATAAGTTCTTCATTTTCATCATAAAAATTATCTCTTCTTATCTCTGTAATCTCTTTTCCATCTATAACGCCATCACCATTTGTGTCATATATATCTATTAGTTCTCCAACTTTATTTTGCCACCAAGTAGTAGTAGCACTAGTTCCACCAATAGTTATAAAGTTATCTCCAGCGTTACCTGACCAAGTAAGAGCTTGTGCTGAACCATTAAAATAAGGTTGGTCAACTTCTGTATCACAAACATTAGCAGCAGAACTAAATGTACTCATATTGATTTGTGATTGTGTTAGTCCTTTACCATACTCATTATTGGTTATGTAATCTAAAAAGGTTAAAGCTGGATTATCTGAATATTCATAAGTAGATACAGTTCCAAATGTTTGATTTGTATCTCTTGGGTCAAATACTTTTTTACCTCTAACCTGAACTGTTAGTTGAGGTACTCCTGACCATATGCCCTCTTTATCATAGCCATAATGAGCTGCTATA